CCGAACATTGACTTTATTCCTTTACCTATTCCTCCTCCTTTAAGCATATCTTTAAAACCACCAAAAACACTCCCCATTGATCCTCCCATTACTTTAACTGCCGCTCCTGCCGCTAAAAAGTACGGTGCTATTGGATTAGCTAACATCCATACCAGTGCATCTATAACGGGTGTAAATGCCTGTACAATACTTCCTAATATATCTGTAACCTTCGCTAATGCATCTCCCAAGGCATCCGCTGCGCTTCTACTTTTTAATGATTCATAGGTAGTTTCCCCATAGGCATCTTTAAACCTTTCTGCAGTCATTGTATTAAGGTCATTCTGTAATGTCATTTGAGCTAAAGCATCTCTAGTAATTCCCAGTGCTGCTGCTGCTGCATTTTGTGCAATTACGTTTTTAGTAGCAAAAGCATTTCTAATACTTTCCTGTTTTCCTATTTCTTCTATTAGTTTTGCTGTATCACCTGTTAGTGCATGTTCCCTAGCCTTAGCTAAATTTACTCCCCCTCCTAGTAATAGGTTTGCTTCTAATTCCTTACCTATCGAATCTTCAAAATTTAGTAGACTTGCTGAAATCTCTTCTACCTGTTTAAGTGATAGTCCCAGGGCTCTAGCGTTTGTGGCTGCTTTTGCCATTGCTTCAACGTTTTTGCCCATGTTTAGGTACATGGACTTCGAAGCACCAGCAACATCGTTCATAACAGCTTTTACGTTTATGGCTGTTTTATTCTGACTATTATATGCTCCTACTGTTGCGGTTGCATTATCCAGTATCTTCTCCGTATCTTTTCCTTGTAGTCTACTAAAAACAGTTAACTGTGACGATGCCTCTGCAGACATTCCCAACCTTTCTGATAGGTTTGTAGCACTTACCAAAGCTTTTCCTCCCAGTACATCAGCGGACATACCCAACTCTGTCGTCATCATTGCATAACTTTTATTCAGTTTTTCCGACGTAATAAAATTATCCATTGAAGCTGCAGCTGTTCCTTTCATCTCCAAGTTAAGCTTATAGGCATTTTGATAACCAATACCTGTCTGCTTCCTAAAGTCAGCCATGTTACTGCTTCCTGTAGCTAATTGTTTAACAATAAAACCTACTATTGCTTCTGTACTAAACAGTGCCTTATTAAGTCCTTCTGCAAGTGTTTTAATACCTGCCATTCTAACCGAGAGTTTACTACCCTCTTTTTCTCCTCTTGCAATAGCATCTGCTTCTTCCTGCATAGCTTTTTTTGCTTCATCTATATTTAGATAATGTGTAAGTGATGACATTCCTAAAGCATCCATAGTACCTTTCATACTACTTATAAGTGCTCCTGTTGCTCCTGTTAGTTCCTTTATTGTTGTCTCGTACTTTATCCTCTCTTCAAGCTTTTTATTTATACTCTCTGAAAATGTTTTTTCGAGTTCAAAATCTTGTAGATATCCCTGTAGTAATGCTTGTTCCTTTTCTGATAACTCTCCTTTTTTGGCCCTGTTAACAAGTTCCTGGGCTGTTAAACTGGTAATTCCCTTCTGTAAAAGTAACTGTTTTGCTAAGTTTCCTATTTCATCTATAGAGAAGTTATTTTTTCTCTTTAGTTCTTCTAGTTGCTTTGCTGTAAGACCGTTAATACCTTCCTCTGTATTCTGTATTTGTCTAGCAATACTCTCTAGCTTACTGTATTCTCTATTAGCTGCTGCAATTGCATTACCCTGTTTTCCTAACTCATCAGTAATTCCCTTTAGTAGTGACCTGTACTCGTTTATATTATCGTTAAAGAGTTTTTGACTTGCTGCATTATTTGGCGGAGTTACTGGCATTTACCTATTTGTTTATTATAAATAGTTAAGGCCCGTATTATCTACGAGCCTTTGTACTATAGTCTGGTGCTTTAATTTTTCCATCCTGAACTAGTGATTGTGTTCCTGAAGAATTCTGGTTTTGTTTATTTTCTTTTTCATAAAACTCTAACATACTTCTGTGTATAAATCTCCTTAACCATATTGGGAATTCATATACTTCCGAAAAGATATAGCCTCCTTTTCCATGAAAGCAAATATCATGTACTTGATTATAAAATACTAACCTATACTCCGGCGTCAGGCCAAAGAAATGTTATCCCTATCGGAATATCAACCCCTCCGTCTGGTCCATTCTCTGGGTAGAATTTAAGATTTATGTCTGGTTGTATATTTCTAATATGTTCTCTAAATGCTCTAGAATCTCTTGCTAAGAATTGATTGTCTACAAACTCTCTAATGTTTTTTATTTCTGTATCTCCGTTTACCGAAGTTATAATCCTTTTTAATCTTGTAGTTAGTTCTGCAGAAGAATCTTTATGTAGCCTTTTCAAGCCCTTTACTTCCTGATCTATTACCTGTTCGTCAGCATGGGTAAGAAGTTTAAAAGTAAGTACCGTTTTTGTAGCTGGTGTAGTGTAATTAAAGTTATTTTGTCCTTTTGCATTTAGAACTTCTTCCGATATCTCCTTTGGTTCAACTAGAGACAGGTCAATTACCTGTTTTTCTCCGTTGTATTGAAATTCATAGTCTTTTCCGTATCCCAGTATTCTAGAAGCTATTAAGATAGCATTCTTATCCCCTACTAGTAGTTCACTATAATCAATTGGGGTAACTATTAGGGATTGTAGAAGTTTGTCTATAACAACTCCCGATTGGATGTAGTTCTGGTTGGTAAGAATATCTTCCTCCCGTGCTGTCATGTATTTCATTTCCACTTTTCCTGAAGCTAGTGGTGAATCTTTTGGGTATAGGAGACCTTTTGAGGGTAGATCTACCATTTCGGTAGGGAATTTTTGCTTTTGTTCCATAAATTTTATTTGTTAGTAACTTTTTCTATATATAAATATATAAAAAAAAAGTTTATAAAAAAACCCCGGTATAAAGCCGGGGTATTAGTTTATGTGTGAAGAAAGTAACGTGCTTACTTTTTTTGCAAGTGCTTTAAAAAATACCCAACATCTTGATAATCAAGGAAGTCTAAAAATTAAGTACAGCGTAGTCATATGCAACTGTAATCGCAATCTCTACTATTCCATCTGTTGATGTCCAATCGTATTGTCCGAAATCTCCTTTTACTAAGAAAGCTCCTTTTATAATCCACTCTCCTACTATGTCCCCTACAGGACCCAATACGTTTAGTGTAATATCCTTTTTATAGAAATCTGAATAACCTGCTCTACCTGTTACTGATTCGTACCCTAATCGAGCCCATTCCATTACAGCCTGTGCTCCCGAAGGTGTGATTGGTGAATATAAAGTCATATCCATATTTTCCCAGTTTCTTTTTCCTCTTATTTTTCTGTAAGAGTTTATATGATCAAGTTTTATCTCAGTATCCGAAAATCCAGGTGCTTTAACATTTTTGATCATGAATGCTGGTATATTGTCTATATACATTACAAACCTATGTTGTACCATTGGTTCAAATGCTCGAAACATTATTTGTGAAGGATCTAATACTGCCATTGTGTGTCTATTTTAAATTTATTTTATTGTTTGTTTACTATAAATAGTTGATTTTATATTTTTTAATTTCAAGACATATTCAGGAAAATTAATGTTTTTACACCTACTCCAAATCGTAGTATCTGAACATTTGTTTGCGATAGCTGCTGCATGTGCTGCAGAAAAATCTCCTTTTGGTGTTTTGTATGTCCCTTTGGATTTTAATATGGTGTTACTAATACCTATTTTCTTTCCATGTCCTACAGGTTTACTAACTCCTTTCGATGAATCTGATATTTTCTTTTTCTGCTCCTCAGATAGTTTTCTACCCAACTGCCTAAGTGATATCATTTTTCCAAATCCTTCAGGTTTCTTTTTCCCCAGTGTGTTTCTAGATATATTATCTTTATGTTCCTGTGTTATTTTTCTTCCCCTAAGTGGACTTATATTTAACTTCTTATGGTAAGAAAAAGACTCCCTACCTTCTTGATATGTTCTACTTGAAGGTATGTATCTTTTTTGACCCCTACTCTTTTGGTTGCACATTGCCCAGAAAGCAAATACTATTTTTGAATTCTCAGGATACAATCTTACCAGTAGCCAGTGACATATAAAATGTTCTCTTGCTGTCAATAGTACCAGGTTTTCTTTTTCATTTCCTCCTCCCATACATTTTGGAAGGATATGGTGACGTTCATAGTAAAACTCTTTACCCTTCTTTCTACTTCCTTTAGAGGCTTTTTCTATTACTAAAGCATAGACTTTCGAATAGTTCATATCCTATCTTTTATGTAAAAGTAGCTCCAGTTGGTTCAATTGTAAAGTCTAATACTACGAATTCAATTGTTTTAGTTGGTTGTATTAGTATTTGTCCTACTATTTGATTTCTATCTACTACATCTGCTGTATTGTTCGTATCATCCATTACAATTCTAAATGCATATAATCCCTGTCTTTGTACTACTGATGATAGGTAAGGGTTAACTATTGATAAAAATTTATTTCTAGTTGATATAGAATTTTGTTCGAATACAAGGTTTTTAGCTTGATCTCCTATAAATTTCTTTAGTTCAATTAATAATCTTCTTACGTTAACTCTATCTAAAGCTGATGCTTTTGATTGTAGTGTTTTTTGTCCAAAGATTGCTATTCCCGTTCCTGGGAATGTAGCAACTGGATTAACTTTAGCTGCATAAAGTACATCCCTGTCTCCTTTACTTAATTTTCTTTCTGCTTGAATTACTCCCGGAAGTCCTCCTCTTACTAGTCCTGCTGGTGCAAACCAGGGTGCTGAAGAAGCATCTGTAAATGCAAAAGCTCCTGGTACTAATGTTCCTGCTGGTACATATTCATTTCTACCTGTAGCTGATTTAACTTGTACCCAAGGCCAGTACGATGCTGCATAAGAAGAATTTAGTCCAGTTGCTGCATCTGTTACATCTTTTATTATTGCCCCTGTTGCTACTAGGTCTACTACTGCAATACAGTCTCCTCTTTGTTCTGCCAATGCAATTATCTTATTTGTAACTGTTGGAATTTTATCGTGGATTATACCCGGTGCAGAAATGGTGTTAAATTGATAATCATCTCTATTCCCCAATATGTCGATAGCGTCTACATAGTTTGCTGCTACTAATCCCTGTGCATTGGTACCTATTTCTGTGAAGAATTTAGCTCCTACTGCAAGCGCTCCTAAGCCACTTAAGAAAGATCCTGAACTTGCTGTTGGTAAAGATCCTGAGTATGAGTTAGATTGTAAATCTGTATTAACGGCAATTCCGTCGTTTGCTAAGTAATTAGGTGTTCTAATTCCGAATCCTTCTTCTACTCTAATATAGTTTGATCTATTTGGATATGCTCCTTTTACTTCTATAAATGCTGGACCGTCACTGGCGTTTGTAGTTACGTATTGTGTTCCAATTACAGCTTCAATATAGTTAGGTGAATTTGGATCTAAAGATATATTGTTGAATGTTTCTAATACTGTTTTGTTATTTGTATTATCATCACCTCTTCTAACAGAAAGTGCAAAAGTACCTAGCGAATTATTAACGTTTGTAATTTCCCATCTTATATTATCTGCTGATCCTGTTATTAAAGATCCATCTAAATTTATATACGATGCTGAGGCAGCTATTGCTGAACCTGAAAGTGCTGCATTATTGTATAATGTTCCTTTTCCTAAAGTTTTAATTTTAAAAGGGCTATTTAAACTACCTGTATTACAAGAAATGTATGTATTTTCTGCAGGACCGTAGGTACCTGATACTACTCTGGTAACAAGTGCTGTTTGTCCTCCTTGTGAAAAGTAATTCTTTACTGCTATCGACGTTAAAAACTCGTAGCTTCTTGATCCCGAAGTAAACGTATCTCCAAACTTCCTTGTATAGTCACTGTATGAAGTAATAACTGTAGGGAAATTATCCGGACCCTTAACTGTTGGCCCTAAGAATGCTGCTCCTGCTGCGATTGGTTGTGGTTGAATATAAGAGACGTCGTTTTCTCTTGCATAAACTCCCGGACTTATTATTGACTCAGCCATGTTTTATTTTTTTATTGAATTATTTGTTTTTTATTTCTATAATAAATAGTAAAGAAAGATCGAAACCCTTCTCTATATCTACATACAAGTCAATTACCTACCTACAGGGGAGTTACTTCACCCGTATCTATGTCAATTGTTGATTTTCCGTATTGACTTTCTAACCATTCCGAAAGTGTTTTTAACTCTTCAGCCAGTACTTTTAGTAGGTCTTCTACATCTAACCTTCTTTGCTTTAGATTTAACTTTTCAATCTCTATTATACCCAGTTCTACTATATGAGCTTCTTTACTCCCTATGGTAGAGCGTATCTGCTCAAGTTCCTCTTCTTTTATATATATCTTACTCATACTGTTTTTATATTATGTAATTTACAGTTTTTAACTGTTTTCTACGTTATCTTCTCCAAAATGTAAATCCATTACTTCTTTTACTGTTTCATAAGCTGCTTCTAAACAAGGTTTAGTACCCCAATCTTTAATATCCAATGTAAAAGTTGGTTGTATTTCTTCTATATTAAAAGATTGCATACCTGCATCTCTTGAAGATTTATCCTTGAAGCATTTTACTGCTAGTTGGAATTTCTTACCTGTTGTAATTGTTTCTACTCCTTCTACATCTATTGAAGTTGTATCAGCTTCATTTATCATGTAAAATTCTGAAATTTTAATGTAAGTATTTAAACTTTTGAAACCTTCTTTTGTTGTTAATTCTGAGTTGATTATTAATCCCATTTTGTTTTTGTTTTAAACTATTATTTTTCTGTTTGTATTAATGTAAGTTTTTTTATTTTAACATCTTGTTCTTTTGCTGTTTTTGTCTTTGCCATTTTTATTGGTTTTAAATTGTTTTACAAATATATAACTTATTTAGGATTTCCAAAA